TGTGGAAATCACTCTGGTATGATCGGAACTATTACTGTAAATGCTGCATCAGGATCTATCACTAATAATGGTTCAACAGCAAGCACTGACAGTCCTTTCGATGACCCAGAAGGTTTCAAGTTTGGTGAGGGAGATGAAAATATAATTAAGACAGGCTCATACGTTGGAAATGGTAGTAGCAGTGCTCCCCCTGAAGTTTATTTGGGATGGGAACCGCAGTGGGTCATGGTGAAACGCACTAATCAAAGTGGTGGAGATTGGGTAATTGTAGACAGTATGAGAGGCATGTATGGTGGTCTTTCACAAATGCCTCATCTTCGAGCTAATGTAAACAACTCAGAAGCAAATACAAGTTATTATCGAATAGATGTTTCATCAGGATCAGGTTTTGCACCATTTACAACAGACAATGGTTTAAACGGTAATGGAGATACGTACGTCTATATTGCTTGTAGACGTTCAGACGGATACGTCGGCAAACCAGCCGATGCAGGTACGGATGTATTCGCTATGGATAGGGGTAGTGGTAGTTCAACTATTCCTACTTACGATAGTGGATTTCCTGTTGATTTTGCGTTTGCTAGAAGATTTGCCAATACAGATCCTTGGTACACTTCAGCAAGATTAATACAAGGAAAATTCTTAGAAGCACATGCATCTACAGCAGCACAAGCCAGTGATAATTATATATTTGATTCAAATACTGGTTGGGCAAAAAGTCATGACTCGCAATATCAATCCTGGATGTTTAAACGAGGTGCAGGGGTGGATGTGGTGACCTATCAAGGAAATGGTGGTACATCAGGTGGAAGACGAATAAGACATTCTTTAAATCAAAAACCTCAGATGATTTTTATAAAACATAGAAGTAGTGGTAGTTATAATTGGACTGTTTATCACGAAGGTTTAAACAGTGGAACTAATCCACAAGAAAAACATCTGTATTTAAATACAACTGATGCACAACAAGGTGGAAATAATGTTTGGAATAATATGCAACCAACTTCTAATGATTTTGTAATAGGTAGTAATGATATGGTAAATAATGCTAATCAACCATTTATAGCCGTTCTGTTCAGCAGCGTTGACAAAATCAGCAAGGTTGGTTATTACACAGGTGATGGAAGTAATGAATCGGTGACAACTGGATTCCAACCAAGATTTATCATTATAAGAAGAGTTGATTATGCTGAAGATTGGTTTGTATTTGATAGCTTAAGAGGATTAGCAAGTGGTAGTGCTGATCCATATTTAAGAATAAATACAACTGCTGCTCAAAGTACTAGCGCTAGTTTCTTTGATATCTCTTCTACTGGATTTACTGTTACAGGAAACTTTTATAATAATAATGTTCCTTACATATATTATGCTCATGCATAGGACACATTAAGAACTGTCACACCATTCGTTAACTCGGCAATAAGTGTGTTATAATATTATCATAAATTATTTTTTGCTAATGAGGTATTCGTTATCTGACAAACTCCTATTCATCACCACGTTTATGATCTTTATGAATTGGGGTGTAAGAATTTCGTCTGTTGTCATTTCTAATTTCTTATGAAAACTGAATTCGTTTACGTTCGACCAAAAACTATGGAATCACGAGATGCATTTGATAGTTTGATGTATCAACTTCATTCGTGTAAAGTTTTAGAGAGAAGAAATGGTAAAGTGTTTGTTAAATCAATAACTGGAAATCATGAATTTTGGTTAAATGAGGAGGGAGATAGAGAATGGGAAGTTATTAAATAGAAGTGTGTAATTCAACACAATCATGGAAATTTTAGTTGTTGCATTACTTTCGTGTTCTGATGTTCAAGGTATTCTTGAATCTATGGAATCTGATCGTAAATTATTGCCATCAACTAAAACAGAATTGATAGAAGTAATATTAAAAACAGCACCTCATTGTCCTCTTGAACCTAACAAAAATGAAAGATCAAAAAACACTTGATAAACCCATCACTGAAACTGAAAGATGGGATCGTGCAAAAACTTTAATGCTCGAATCATTATATAAACCTGATAATGCTTTGAGAAATTGTTCTATTAATCAAGATTGTAGAGATGAATTAATGGAAATAAGAGAACAAGTAATAGAAATAGTAAGAGAAATGAATAATCCATATAATTCAAAATTAGAATTTGGTAAGAAGAATAATCATGTAGAACCTACTATTGACACACCAAATGGTAATATCAGTGAAACATTAATGAGTGGTGCTTTGGGTGCATATTATATGTCAGAGAAGAGAGAGTATTGATTATGATTAATTTGGATGAAAGATATCAATCCTATTTGGGAGGTACAAAGAGATTAAGAATTGACAATCAAGAAGAAAAAGTAATTGCTTATGGATGGAATTGTGATGGTAATAATATCATAGGACATTATGTTGTTACTGATAACTATAAGTTATTATATGATATTAAAGGTGCATTTGTGAAGAAAGAGACAGTTTAAAAACTGTCACACCACATTGCCAATATAAAATTAATCGGTTATACTATTAGTATTACGAGGTTATTTGATGCCATTACGTCCACACCAAGTTGATGCTTTGGATGCTATGGCAAATCACACCAAAGGGCAAGTCATTGTTCCTACTGGTGGTGGTAAGACCATGTGTATGATTGAAGATGCAAAGAGATCAAAAGGAACTGTAGTTGTAGTTGCTCCTCGTATTCTATTAGCAGGTCAACTATCATCTGAGTTTCTTGAGATTCTTGATGATGTATCTGTGATGCACGTTCACAGTGGTGAAACACATCATTATTCATCAACTAAAGCAGATGATATTTTTGACTGGAATTTACTTAATAGATTATTTGATAGAAATAGTTTGATATTTACCACATATCATTCATTACATAGAATACAAGAGTCTGGTATTCCTGTAGATACAATTTATTTTGATGAGGCACACAACAGTGTACAGAGACATTTTTTCCCTTCTACTGAACATTTTGCAACTGGAGGTGCTGACAGGTGCTTTTTCTTTACTGCTACTCCTAAGCATAGTCTTACTATCCAAAAGGCAGGTATGAATGACAGAGATGTCTACGGTGATGTGATTGTAAACGTACCAGCACCCAAGTTGGTTGACGAGGGTTACATCTTACCACCTAAAGTTGAGGTATATCGCACCAGATTGATGAAGAAAGATGAGATATATCCTGATGTTGAAGCAGATCAAATGATTGATGCTATTGACAATTTAGATGTAGACAAAGTTCTTATTTGTGCAAAGTCTACCAAACAGATCACTGGTTTGTTATACAGATCTAAGTTTGTAAGAGAACTCACACATCGTGATTATTCTTGGATGACTATCACATCAAGGACAGGTGCAATCATTGATGGTAAAAAGGTAGATCGTGAGACATTCTTTAATACTCTCAATGAGTGGGGTAAAGATGATACTAAGAAGTTTGTGGTATTGCATCACAGTATTCTATCAGAGGGTATCAATGTCAAGGGATTAGAGGCAGCATTGTTTATGCGTAACATGGATTATATTACCATTAGTCAAACTATTGGTCGTGTAATACGTTTAGGTAATGTAAACAAAACACATGGTAAAGTATGTGTCCCAGTTTACAACAATGTTGGTATCACTACCGCACGTAAGGTAGAGGCAGTTGTTGACACTGTGTTCAACAGAGGTGAAGCAGCAGTATCAGTTGTAAGAAGTTGACAATTCAATTGTTATCATATAAAATAATAGTGTCAAAATCAACATAAATTTAATTGTAAACCCAATTCACAAAAATGAACAAGAAGTTTCTATACATCGTTGACCATTATGTTCCCTTTCCTCAATCAGAATATGGTGGTTTATGGAATGTAATTGCACAGGATGATGATGAATGTTTTGATCTTATTACTGCCGAAGAAGGTGGATTCTATCAGAACTATTATAATAGATTAAAGGAAAATGTAATTAAAGCAAGAAGATTAGAAATAGATTGTAATGAGGAATCAGGAATTGTGGAGGAGTTTATAACATAACATAAAAAACCCTGTGTCTCCACAGGGTTTTGAATTTATTACATTTGTTTTGGGATTAAGTTAATTTAACATTTGCTTACATATTCTCTTGCTTTGCTCGGTATCGCACTCAAGTAGACAATTAAAGTAATCGTTAATCATCTCGTTTTGATTGTTAGTTGAATCTATTGTATTTTCTAAATGATTAACACTTAACTTCCAACCACCTAGTTGATTGTGGGATATGAGATTGTGCATTTCTTTACTCCAAGTAAACTGTTCACATAATAAAGAAGGTTGGATTCATCTTACCTCCTTATTTACATCCTATCACTATTTATTAATATTGTCTTCGGATTCAAACATTTATTACACACTTCGCAACAAAGATCATGATTACAAGAGATAAAGTAAGGAATCAAGTTAAGTCAAGATTTTATTATCTATTCTGGGGTATTGCAACATTCTCTGTAGTAGCAGGGCAACTCTATGTTGGGTCTGGATATAGAGTTTTTGCCAGATCATTAAATAGAATCTTCGATACTGTTGAGGTACAAGTTAGTGATGATTATGAAAGATTCTATTACTAATATATAACAATGAGTACACAATCATCTAATGTGAAGAGTATCAACACTAATGAAATAACACACATAGTTGAGGACATATCAGAAAACTATGATATCATGTCGGAAGACATTGACAGTTTATACCTTCATCTTATAGAATGGTTTGAAGATAATGAATACGTTGTTATTGAAGACTAATGTATGAACCCCAAGTAGATGATTATGTTATTTGGAAACGTCCAAATGGTGATTGGGAAGAGGGATGGGTTTATCACAAGGGTGACCCCATTGATAATGAGAAACGTATAAAGCAAGGATGGAACCCATTGTCTCAGTATATTACTATAGAAGTTGTTGTATATCCTAAAAAAGAATGTACTTATACTTCTGGTAAACCCATGAGGCATAAAAACGTACATGTTACTTTAATATGTAATAAAGGTAATTGGAATCAGTTGGAATATGTAAAGAATAGAAGAGATCAAGCATCTCTTGATATGTACAAGTCACAAGATGGTAGACATCCAGATTATTAATGAAAGATACGATATTGTTTGGAGATTGTCTCCAAACATTGAGACAATTTGATGAAAAAGC